CCGGCCCGACTCGCTACTGGGCGAGGAGGTGGACTGGATGATCGTGGCGGAGGCGGCGCAGATGTCGCCGATGGTGTGGGAACGCTACCTGCGGCCGCGGTTGACGAGCCGGATGGGGCGGGCGATCTTCCCGACGACGCCAAAGGGGTACAACTGGGTGTACGACCTGTGGCTGCGCGGGGGCGATTCGCGCTTCCCGGAGTGGGAGTCGTGGCAGTTTCCGACGGCGATCAATCCGCACGTGGCCCCGGAGGAGATCGCGGAGGCGCAGCGAACGCTGGCGCCGGAGGTCTTCCGCGAGCAATACCTGGGCGAGCCGACGAGCTTCGCCGGACTGGTCTATCGCAACTTCGACCGGGACCTGAACGTGATCGAGCACGAGTACCGCGATGACTGGCCGACGTACTGCGCGGTGGACTTCGGCTACCGGATGCCGGCCGTGCTGTGGATCCAGGAGGACGCCGAGGGACGGGCGATCATCTTCGACGAGTTCGTGGAGGACAACGTGCCCATCGAGCACCTGGTGGATGTGATTGTGAATAGAGGTCAGAGGTTAGAGGTTAGAGGTCGGGGACGGAAATATGAGTTGGCGGGGCTTTTCTGCGATCCGAGCGGCGAAGGGGCGCAATCGTCGGGGCTTTCGGACCTGGCGCATCTGCGGGCGGCCGGCCTAAACCCGCGATATGAGACCAGTCCGCGCTGGCGGAGCGTGGCGGCGGGCGTGGCCCTGGTGCGGGGGCTGGTGTGCAACGCGGCGGGGGAGAGGCGGTTGTTCATCGCACGCCGACTGGTCGGCGAGGGGGCTGGGCCTCATAATTTTGGATTTCCGATTTGCGATTTTGGATTGAACGGCAACGGCGACGGCAAAATCCAAAATCCAAAATCTAAAACCCAAAATAGTTCGAAGCGGCGGGGGGTGTGGAAGGACATCCAGCGGTATTCGTATCCGGAGTTGAGGATGGATTCTTCGGCGGTTTCGGACGAGCCGCTGAAGGACGGTGTGAGCGATCACACCATGGACGCTCTGCGCTACTACGCGGTGAACCGGGAGATGCAGCGGAGAAACGAAGGGGCAGCGCCCAGGTGGAGCCTGTAGGGTTCAGGGTTCGGGGTTCAGGGTTCAGTGAAACGGATTTGCGATTTTCAATTGCCAATTTGCGATTGAAAGGCAATGACAACAGCAAAATCGCAAATCGAAAATCGAAAATTGAAAATGGGAAAGCGGAGGAGGAAAGAATGATGCTGGATCGGCTGAAGGGACTTTTTGGGCGGAGACGGGCAAGGCCGGAGCTTGCGGAACGGGTGAGGCGGCGGAGGGACGGACTAGGGGTGAAGCTCTTTCCGGGGCATTCGGTCGAGACCTACAAGCGGATGAGGCGAGACCCGCAGATCGCGCTGGGTTTGGCGTTGTTGAAGGCGCCAGTGGTGGGGCTGAGGTGGTGGATTGAACCGCAGGGCGAAGGGCGAAAGGCGAAAACGATTTTGGATTTCCGATTTTGTGGCGCGATGCGCGCCATAAAATCCAAAATCTGGCGACACGGGCGGTGGAGTTGGTCGAAAGACAGCTCCGTCCCCTCTGGCGCGGCATGACGCTGGCGGCGATGAATGCGCTCGACTTCGGGTTCCAGGCGTTTGAGAAGGTCTGGGAGCTGCGCGGCAGGGAGGCGACGCTGAAAAAGATGAAGGACGTGGACCCGGCGCAGGTGGAGATCCTGTCGGATGAAGTGGGGGATTTTGCGGGGTTCAAACTGAAGAGTTCAGAGTTTAGAGTTCAGAGTTCAGGAACGGAAGACGGCATAGTGGTGCCGGCGGAGAAGGCGTTTGTGTTCACGTATGGGAAGGAGTTCGGGGACCTGTACGGGCGGTCGCGGCTGGCGCCGGTGGCGGAGACATGGTGGTGGGGCGTAGAGCTTTACAAGCAGACCAACCAATACTTCGAGCGCCGGGCGAATCCGCCCATCAAGGCGCGAGCCCCCAAGGGGCAGCGCCCCGATGCATCAGGGGTCGTGCGCGACAACATGGAGCTGGCCGAGTCGCTGGCCCAGGCGCTCAAATCGGGCGGAGTGGCCACCTTCCCCGCAGAGTACGACGAGCACGGAAACATGGCCTGGGACTTCCAGTACCTGCTCGACGACAAGCGGGCGGATATGTTCCTGGCCTACATCGAGCATCTGGACGTGAAGAAGCTGCGAGGGCTTTTGGTGCCGGAGCGGGCGCTCACGCAGGACGGAGGCAGCGGCTCCTACGCCATGGCGCGTACACACGCCGACGCCTTTATGCAGATGGAACAGGCGCTCATTGACGAGTACCTCGACCATCTGAACCGCTACGTGGTCCCGCAGATGGTGTTGTACAACCTGGGGCCGCGCGCGCCGGTGCCGATGATCCGGTCCAAGGGCCTCGGCGAGGAAAACACCGAGGCACTGCAAAGGGTTCTCGAACAGCTCTTCCAGAGCGAGGACGGCGGGCGAGAGGTGAGGGAGCGGGTGGACGTGGGGAAGTTGCTGGAGGGGCTGGGGGTGCCGGTGACGGAACAGAGGTTAGAGGTCAGAGGTTAGAGGTTAGGGAGGACAGTCATGGCGGAAGTGAAAGTCGAAGATGGCGCGTCTCGCGCCGAGGCGGGGATGAAGGAGGCGTCGGTGGTGTACGCGCTGAGCGACCTTCAGAGGCCGTTTGAGCGCATGGAACAAAAGAGTTCAGAGTTTAGAGTTCAGAGTTCAGGAACGGGTAAGGAATCACGGATCACGCAGCAGGTCGGCGAAATGGCGCGGTTTAAGAAGGAGTTGATCACGACCGGGACGTGGGAGCGGCCCGGGGCGGCGCTGGTGATGGACGTGACGCAGGAACGGATGGATGAATGGGTGCGGAAGTTCTACGAGATGAAGACGGCGGGGATCAAGGTCCCGTTTCCTTACGACCACTCGTATGACCCGCGCGAGAACGCGGGGTTCGTGACCGAGCTGAAGCGGGAGGGCGAATCGCTCTACGCGGTCATCGAGGTCCCGCGCGAGGAGGACGCCAAGCTGATGGGGACGGTGATCCAGGACGTGTCCATCAGCGTGAACCCGAACTTCGTGGACGGGACGGGGCGGAAGTGGGGCGAGGTCATCGAGCACGTGGCCGCCACAAACTACCCGGTCGTGAGCGGGCAGGGGAACTTTGTGGAGATGGCGCGGCGGAAAGAACAGAAGGGTTCAGGAGTGGAAGAAGGCAGTGACGGCGATGAGGTGGAGGTGATCGCGCTGAGGAAGAATGTGGAGCGGGAACCACAGGGTTCAGGAACGGCGACGGAGGAGGAATCTGGAACTCAGGAACTCAGGAAAGACGGAGAGCAATTGAGGCTCCCTGAGATGGGGCCGCAAGAGCGCTCAGGAGCGAAGGAGGTGGCGGAGGTGGGGTTGACGGGAAGAACGGCAGTGACCAGTGATCAGTTACCAGTAATCAGTGACCAGTCATCAGTGAGCAGTGGGGGGGAGGCAGAGGGCGATGGGGAGACGCGGGTAGACGGGGACACGGAGACGCGGGGACAGGGGGACGCGGAGAAACAGAGAATGTCGAATATCGAACGCCGAATGTCGAAGGACGAAGGGAAACGGCAGGACTCAGGAACGGCGAGAACGGATTCAATATCCAATATCCAACACTCAATGTCCAATGACCAAGGAGCAGAGGATTTTGGATTGCCAACCGAAGGCGGCGCGCCCCGCGACGAGGAACGGCGCCAGCAAATCCAAAATGCAAAATCCGAAATGCAAAATCGGAATGCCCAGGAACAAGGGGGCGAGTTGAGTCAGAACGTGGAGTTGGCCCGGGAGGTGCGGCGGCTGCGAGAGCGGGAGGTGGAGCGGGAGATCAAAGACCTGCTGTGCGACGGGAAGATTACGCCGGCGCAGGCGGGGATGGCGAGGGTGCTTTTAGGGTTTAGGGTTCGGGGTTCAGGGTTCAGTGAACGGAAAGGCAGAATGTCGAATATCGAATGTCGAATGTCGAATGATGAAGTGAACGACAATACGGATGACGGTGAATGCCGGATGGATGTGGCGGAGGTTTTTCGGGAGTTTTTGGCGGCGATGCCGCGCGGGGCGGCGGTGGACTTCGAGGAGCGGACGCGAGGGGTGAAGGGGCTGGAACACGGCTTGCAAGCAAGCCGTGGCACGCCCGAGGACAAACACGAGGAACTGGCGAGGGAAAACCTTGAGTTGGTGGGGAAGGGCGGCGAGGAGAAGTAATCAGTAACCAGTAATCAGTGATCAGTTGGCAGTGAGAGGGAGAATCACTCAAGGAGATTTCCGATTTGCAATTGCCGATTTGCGATTGAACGGCGAGTGGTTTGTTTTTTGACAAAGGAGGAACTTAAATGGTGGACAGATTGCCGAATTTTGGATTGGGAACGGAGCAGATTGACGTGCCGACGGAGTTCAGGCTGAGCGATCATGCGATCCTGGTGGGGATCACGATCGGCTCGACAGCGCGTGACGGCGAGAACACGCCGACGACCACGCTGCGGCGCGGCCTGGTGATGGGCAAGATCACGGCCAGCGGCAAGTACGCGCAGTACAGCGACGCAGCGACGGACGGGACGGGCGTGGCGGCGGGCATCCTGGTGCACGAGGCGGACCTGCTCGGCCCGTATGCGAGCGCGCACGACGCCACGGGGCTGATCCTCGTGCACGGGTACGTGAAGGAGTCCGCGCTGATCGGGATTGATGCGAATGGGAAGGCGGACATGAAGCACGTGATGTTTGGATGAGGGTAATGCGTGATGCGTAATTCGTAATCCGTAATCACGAATTACGCATTACGGATTTCGAGGACGAGGACGAGAACGAGGACGAGTACGAAAAAAAGGAGGGCAACATGCCTAGTGAACTGGATTTGCTTCATACGACGACGTTGACCGCGACTGTGGTTGGGTTCAAGTTTCCGGAGTTTCTGTTGCAGGGGAGGCTTTTTCCGGCGGCGGAGATCTCCGGCGACACGGCGGAGTGGGACATTTTGAAGCCCGGGCAGTCGGTCGGGGAGTTTGTGGCCTCGGGCGCGCCGGCGAAGGTGGTGGAGCTGGAGGTCGTGGCGCACCGGATGGCGAAGTGCCTGAAGCGCTTCGACTCGAAGCTGCTTTCGGGCGACTTCCTGAATAACCTGCGCGACACCGGCACGCGCCAGAAGAACGCGCGCGCCATGCTGACGCGGGAACAGGAGTCGCTCTCGCGGCGCAACGCCTACGCGCGCGAGTACTGCGTGGCGAAGGCGCTGTCGGGCAGCCTGGCCATCGCCCAGGACGACGTAAAGGTGACGATTGACTACGGGATCGCCGCGGAGCACAAGCCCACGGCAAGCGTCTCGTGGGCGACCTCCACGACGGAGATCCCGGAGGACGTGGTGGCCTGGAAGCGGCTGATCGAGGAGGACTCCGGGTACGCGCCGGGCTACGCCTTTGCGAACGACTCGGTGCTTCGGTATCTGCTGAAGAACCAGAACGTGAAGGACCTGCTCGGCGAGTCGGCCCTGCGGGAGCAGATCGCGCAGTCCGGGGCGATCAACGCCTTCATGGGCCTGGAGTGGATCTTCTACAACGCGGGCTACCGCGACGCGGAAGGGACCTTCGTGCCGTTCATCCCGGACGACACGGTGATCCTGACGCCGGCGGTCCCGGGATGGTGCGCGATGCAGGTGGGCAGCACCATGATCCCCTCCGGCGGCGGCAGCGGGAAGGAACTGGTGGAGGTCAGCGGGCGGTACAGCTTCGTGGACCTGGAGACCAACCCGCCCGGGGTGAAGCTGTTCTGCGGGGACTGCTTCCTGCCGGTGATCACGATACCGGGGGCGGTGGTGTACGCGGATGTGACGCCGTGACGAGAGGTCAGAGGTCAGAGTTTGGAGTTCAGTGAACGGAGAGACGGAAAGCGTGAAACGTGATGCGTGATGCGTGAAAAGCAAATCTTCACGTTTCACGTGTCACGTATCACGCATAGGCAGCAGACGTCAAAGCGAGGAGGATTTAAGGTGGCATACAAGACATTGAACGTGGGGCAGAGGTATCTGAAGAATTTTGACCCGCTGGTGACGGACCCGCAGCAGGGGATCACGCAGGCGGACGTGAACGCGGCGCAAGTGGACGCGGACACGCTGATTGAGCTGGCGCTGGGGGACATTTACGACGTGTCGGGGTGGGCGACGGCGACGCCGCCGATCATCGCCTCGATCGCAGACCGGCTGGGGTCGGCGTATCTGATCCGGTGCAAGTTCAGCCGGGACGGGAAGGCGGACCCGAAGTTCGGGGACTTTCTGATGGAAGAGGCGCAGGAGCTTCTGGAGCTGTTGCGCGACGGGGCGCCGCTGCGCGGGGCGGATGGGACGGTGATCAAGGCGAAGGTGACGATGGGGGCGCGTGTCAAGTGAGGCAGGCGGGCATCCTGGTTAAATCCGAAATCCGAAGCACGAAATTCGAAACAAATTCAAAACGGATAAATTCGAATGTTCAAAACGCTGACGTCCTGCACCATTTCGGATTTTGAATTTCTGTCATTTGAATTTGTTTCGGATTTCGAGATTCGTGCTTCGAATTTTATTTGCGTTTGGGGCAAGGGGGGCTTCTCCTTCTTGCCAGGGGCAGGTAAGATAAGGAGGAAAAGATGGGAAAGAGAGGCGGAGATTCTTCGCCATGGGGGAATCCGCCGGATACGATGCCCAATACCAAGGGCATGCGTAAACGCGGTGAGAATGAGACGGATGATGAATGGGGGAAACGGATAGAAAGGGAAGCGCGAAGGAAGCGCGACCGAGACAAGTTCAATAATCCGTGGGCAGGCAGAAGGTGGTTTGATAGATGGTGGAGACAGTTCAAAAGAATGCTCCGCAAGTATACAGGAAAGCGGCTGAAGGATCTGAAGGTGCGTAAGCCGAGGTGGGAAACTACGCGTCAGGAGAGAGGAGAATGGAAGCAATGAAAAACCGCAAACAAAGGAGCGGGCCGCGACCCATGATCTATGATTATGCAGAGGATTTCTTAAAGGCCAGTTGTCGGCGATACCTGAAGCCACCGGCCCGTATCGTGACCGCGCTGGATGTGTCCTGCTCGATATGGCTGCCGCTTCACTTCCTGGACGAAGCGGGCTTATGCAAGAGGATCACTCGACAGCAGGCGGAGTTTCTGGCCTTTCGGGATCGGCATCTGCCGGATCAAGGGATCCGAGATGGCGGCTTTCCTGAGCTTCTAAGGGTCTTGGCGTGCATGCACTATTCGGCCCAAATTGATCTGGGTAAGAAGGCGCCGGACTATCTGAGCCGGGTGCGCGAGGATTGGAAACGGTGTGCGGTCTTTTCAGACGCATTTGATTTTGTCACGGTGCGCGAACTGCTCTGGCATGGGCGGTCGAGGCTGACTGCGGAACGAATTCGAGGTTTCGCCAAGGTACGGGATGGGTTCCATGATGAGCGGAATGAGCGCATTCTGGCCTTGTGCGAGCGCAAGTCGAGGGCGAGATCGCAAGCCGTCGTGGAGGCTTACGCAGAGGAGTTGGCGCTGGATTGGGACATGCATGAATGGAATCCGTGGTGGTTTTATGTGTTGTTTGACCAGGTTGGAGATTTCCGGGCTGGCCTGCAGGCGTTACGGCGGGCCCTGGTGAAGCGGGGGTTTCCGCACAACATTGATCTTGAGGAGCGGGGGGACTGAGGATTTTTGACTTTGAATTTGCGACTAAGGGGAAGTTCAATCCTCCTTCT